TCAATCAAAGTTACGTATTATTAGTTCGTGTGCCTCAAGATTGTTGTTTTTCCCGGTAGTATATCTCAATTTTACTGGCATTATTTGAAATCCTTTAAAAACCCTTCTGATCTCAGAATCATCATTGATAGTAAGAAGGAACTTTGTCTTAACTTGGTCAAGGACTGATTTCATATATTGAAAATCATCAAGTCCTTTGAAATTATGTTTATAAACCGGCTTTTTATAATAAGGTGGGTCGAGAAATAATAATGTGTCCGGACGGTCATATCGTTGTACAAACTCATCCCAGGGAAGGTTTTCTATAGTAACCCTGGCAAGTCTCAAATGAACCTCAGATAATTCTTCTTCGAGACGTAAAAGATTGATTCTGGGTGGGCGATCTGGTGCGACACCAAAGGTCCTCCCGAAGACTTTCCCGCCAAAGCACAATCTCTGTAAATAATAATATCGGGCAGCTTTCTGGATGTCAGTCAATCCCCTACCATCGAGTTGATCTTTCCAATCTTCAAACCATTCTCTTGAGGATAATAGCCATTTAAACTGTTTAAGGAATTCCTCAAGGTGGTTTTGCAATACCCTGTAAAAAGCGACAAGGTCGCTGTCGAGATCATTGACTATTTCATATGCTGATGGCTCCTTACGAAAAAAAACCCAGAGCCCCCCAGCAAATACTTCACAATAAGACCGATGTGAGGGAATAAGTGAAATAATTTTTTTAGAAAGCTGAGATTTCCCACCAATATAAGCGAGCGGACTATTCATTTTAATGCCTCCGGTATTTTATTCCGATTATTATATAGAGTAGCAGTTAATCTGTGATCCACGCGCTCGCTGTTTCGTGGATCGTCAGGGGTGCGGGAACACCCCTGACTGCTCGCATCTCGATAACTATGTCAATAGAGCTGGTTTTGGAAAGCGCTCTTTAATCTCAGCAACTTTCGCGAGCCACTCTTCTTTTGTGGCTTCATCTCGTTGCCAGTCAAAAAAGAGACCGTCGCTCTCATTGATGTAGGCTGTTTTCCTGTTCTGATGGCAGTCATTCAATTTTATATTATACGCCTGCTCGGCGGATATTTCACCGTCTTGAACCTGTTCATCGAGAGTTTTAAGGCGAAGCATAAGCCCATCGGGATATTGGTCGCTGACATCGACAGTCTCGATCTTCATGCCTGCGGGACATTTTTCAATACCGTCACGAATAAGCTCGAAAATTGATTTTTTGACAATCGTACCATCAACGATTTTTTCATCATTCCCGACAACAATGATCTCGTCGTCTATGCGATCCTGTAAAGGACGGAGTTGATGGTTTTCGTCATAAGACCGAATATCCTCACCTTGTTGTATGGCTGTATCAGACGGTATTTCTGTAATAGAATCGAAATCATCAATTGATTCTGCTTTTAGGCTTGCTTTTATGCCATCAACACCTTGAGTTGTTTCATAAACTCTTATAATTTTATTATTCTTGATTACACAGTAACTTTGAAGTTTCATGATGCCTCCTTATGCAGTCCTTTTCCAAACTTTAATTAGTCTGTTTCTTGGTTCAGTTATTGAGCCAATCCGCGGTGTACCATTTGATCCATCAGAAAGCGGATTTCCAGTATATCCTGCATACAGGCCAACCGAACCAGCACCGACAGAACAATAGGCTTCATTTCCAGTAATTCCTACAGCGCCCCCTCCCTCTGAATAACTATATACATTTTGTGTTCCTGAATTGTATGGAACCTGTGGGCCAGCGATATGTCTATGCCCCTGTACTTGATCTGCACTTAATCCATTTGATCGAGACTGTCCATCAGTACCTCTTGTTTTGAAGAAAATGTTTTCCGTCGACCACTGTTCAGCCCAGGTGCCGCCAAACAGGGTTGCGGGTCTCTTGCTGGTCGGGAATGCCGTCGCGTCATCATTACTGTTGGCATCCGGAAATTGAATATAGAACGAACCGACCGGGTAGGCAATTGCTTTAATTTCATCGTCGTGCTGTGAATCATGATTTGCGATTTGGTTATCGACATACGCCTTCCTGACCGCTTCATTGTCTGCTGTCGGACCGCTTGCTGGAAGTACCGGAATGCTGCTGAACGTCTTAACGCCTGCAATCGTCTGTGCCGTGGTCAGGCGAACGAATCGATCATCATGATGGGAGTCATGATCAGGAAGGTTCAATTCAGACATCTTGGATATATTTCTCAAATCAGTTGAAACGGTAACAGTCGAACCGGACCGTGAGACCAGATAAAGCGCAACCTCTCGGTCTGTGACTGACTGGGATTCCGGAATATATGCGATCTCGGCTGAATGACTGCGACGTATTTTTTGCTCTCCGGCTCCATCCGGTAAATAATTAGTATAAACCCAGAGATGCCGAACGACCAGCTTGACGGTTTGACCGTCTGGAATTAAAAAAGCAGATGTCGCGTTTTTCTGAATTCGCCGCCCGTCACCGTCTCGTGCAATACCGGCGGATACATCGACACATCCCGCTGTTGCTGAAGCTGTGACGACAAACCCGGAAATCACCCCGCGTGAAAAAAAATCCGTCTCCCGGTCAATTATCTCTGCGCCGACATCTTCTTCTGCGTTCGAAAAATCTTCCTGGTAAAACGGGATGCCATTCTCGGGATAATTGACTCCGGCTATTCCTTTATAATCCTGATCGTAGTTTTGCACGTTTTACCTCCTACCATTGCCACAGCCCCAAGGGCCGATTCTCATAGATGAATGCTTCGTTGTTAGGGTTGAACTCATCAATGACCTTTTTGATATAATCACGATCAATCTCCTGGCCTGTTAAATCAGGTAATAAAACACTATACGAAAAGCGTAAATAATTACTGCTGACAATTTTCCCGACACCGATCGGCGTGACTCCGATGGTGAATACATTAGTCATCAGTTTCGTTTTTGTAATTACTGCATCACAATCACAGTATATAGAAAAGATGCTTTTAATGAGGGCGGTCGAAGGCGGCAGGCTCAATAACCTTCTTTTCAGTTGAATCCTTTTTCTGAAAGTCTCTACCGTTTCCCCCGGCTTGGGGTATAGCCTGTATCCACGGCCCGCTTTTTTAAGCGATGCATAATTGCAGTGCTCAAGGAATATCTGGCTGTAGACATAGTTCGATATATCAATGAGTGTCCCGGAAAAATAGGTAACCAGCGATTTGATAAAGCGATACCAGATCGACGTTGACCCGGTTTTCCTGAAAGTAATCCGGATATTCCTCCACACCTGATCATCGAAATTAAGAGAGTATCTATTCAGCATAAGCAACCTTGGTCCATGTTATCGTGCCCTTAACCGGATATTCATACTCACCGACCGCAAATCCCGAATGAGAAGTAATATCAACGGATTTTATCCCGCCGACATTTTCAATGATTGTAGTGTCGATCTGGTCTGAAATAATGTCCTCCCCTCGTTCGAGTTGTTCGAAATAAAGGGCGATGGCATCATTCAGGTCCTCATCAGTCGGTTCGTCCCCTGAATAGTATACAGTAATCGACGCGTCCCAAATCTTTGTCGACATTGTGAAAACGATAACCGTATATGCGCCTGCCGGGTCCATGTCGTCGTCGTTGAAATGCGCCTGAACTTCCGAGATCTGCTCTGAAGTCGGGATTCCCGAAGGTGTTAGAAACGCGATCCCGATTGTGCCTCGTCCATCATAACGCGGCACGGCGATCGCTTCGGTCACAAATGAAAAGTTTTGCGTTTCAGAAACGAACCATGACAGCATCCCCCGATAAATCGCATTATCACGAGTGACGCATCGTTCGCGGACTTCGCTGATGGTCTCCTCATCGCGCCCGTATGCCGTCTGTGCCGGATTGTACACAACGTCAATACCGGGGATATCCGTGATGAATTTGGTTATTGAATCAGCCGGGACATTGCAGTCTGCTCCTTCAGCGATCGATTCAATAGATATTTCAACAGTATAAAAACCTTTCGAATCGGCAGGGGTTGCGGCATTGATTGATCCGGCGTTTAACAGAATGAATTGCTTGATGTCATCCGAGTTATCGCCTTCAGTTGAAACAATCGCGAGGGCCGGAATCGGGATGGCTGCCGTTGGTTGCGACTGTGAGCCGATACGGACCGTACCCGAAGACTTGTGCGCCTGTTTCCATGATTCAAGACCGCGATCAGCCAGGTGGGAGATCAAAGCTTCCCGGTCAGCTGAATAGATAAAAATGTTATTGTAAATAGACAGCATCAGGGTGAAAATAAAATCAACGATCACCCTTGCAAGCGAGCCCATGATCGCCCGTATTTTCCCGACGACATTGAGATTCACTTTCATGACTTTTTTCAGCACATCGTCATCATTGATGTTTTGAAGCAGGGATTCTTGAACCTCGTCCTGTGTATAGGTAATTTTCATAACCGTACCTCGCTGGATATCGGGACGACCAAGTTTTCTTTAACCTGGCCTGAAATTGTCGTGAACGATATTACGACCGATCCTTCCGCTCCCGGTGTTGCCGTGACTTGTACCGACCCGGCTTTTACCCGCGGGTCACGATACAAAACTGCCTTGACCTCCTGCGCCATTTCTATGGCCGCAAGCTGATCGTCGGCATCACAGTTGGTGAACTGCATGAGACGATTGCCCCGGCCCGGATTCGATGGATCGTCCCCATAGGGGAAAGATAATTCCTCGATAATGTCCTGCACCACGCAGTCGACGCCGCTGACGGTGCTGAAATCGCCGCTGCCCACGGCGATCACCGCGTCGAGATCGTCATTGATCAGAATATCGTCTCCCAGAAAATCAGCCATCATGACACCTTGTTCGTTTCTGATAATGTCGCGTCATCGAACGAAGGGAGCTCCACCCCGCCAAGAGGGGATATGCCTCCGCTATCGGATGTGCCGCCTGTTCCCGCTACGCCGGTTGCCCCCCACTGGACGATCGCATTCAACGCCTGGTCGACTTTTTTTGCCCAGGTTTTCATCTTATCGCCAAGAAGGGCCGGTTCCGCACTGTCGCTTTTTCCCTGTACAATCCCGTTTGAATCGATCGTCAGAACTGAAGCATCCGCTCCGTCGATCTTGAATTCGATTGATGTTTTCACGTTAAAAATTATCTTTTCAATTTTTGAATACTGGATCACCACAGCCTGCTCGTTTTTATTTCCAGGAAACGCGATCACCACGATCGAGTCTTTTTCCGGGACCAGAATTACCCCCAGGCCGCCGACGGTGGATGCGCGAAGATATGCGTCGTAAACCGGCGCAGCTGATTCGCTTTCGTCCTCGACCTTGATTGCGGTGATCATATAATTCGTTTCATCAACCGACTGGACCTTGCAGCGTACCGGAAAATAGTAATTTTGACCGGCGGCCGCGGCCCGTTGGATTTCTTTTATCAAATTTTCCGATCCTGGAATCATGCGACCTTCTTCCCGAGAGTTATCTCCTGGCGATACCCCCCGCCGCCGTATTTCTTGGTCAGTTTATCAACCTGGTAATTACCGTTTTTCTGCGGGAACCGCTCATCCTCGACTTTTATCACTGATGAATGATGCACCGAAGGGTATCCGAATGTAGTAAAATCTCCGGTAAAACCCATGTATGATATTTCATCATAGATTTCCTTCGCACGCTCGATCGCAGTGTCTTTCCCGAGATTGTCCAGGTATACGGTCAGGGTCTTCTTCCCTGATCCGGCGACACCCTTGAATATTTTTCCTGAACCATCAGTCTGTTCGGAAATCACCACGACCCGGTCATAATCGCAGTCGGTCCTGAACGTCAGTCTCTCGTCTATGATATTCAGCCCATATTTGAATACCGGGATTTTTGAACCCATGTCGGCGAAAGGTTTATTGAAAATCAAATATTTCCCCAGCATGTGAGCATCGAATCCGCATCTCTTCGCCAGGTCCTGGACGATGAAACGCTTTGAAACGTTCTGATATGGCTTGTAGGTGATGAAAATTCCCTGCTGGACTCTGGATGTGTCTATTGAAGTTCCCTGGCAGAGCTGTTTCACAATGTCCCCTGCGTACATTTTTTTGTATGTTGTTGAAACAATATCGCGGAGATAATAGAAATAGTCCTCAGCCTTGACGGTCAGCGGCTGGGTGGGGGTCACTTCGCTGACAACGCCATGGAACTCGTCTTGCAAACCGTATTGTCGGTACCCGGCGCGGAAAATCACCACGTCGCCCTGTTTGACATCCGAAGGTTGCAGCTTTCGGTATTTCGGCAGGTCGATGGTGCAAATATCGGAAATCGATTCACGGGTCGATTCGATGACCACATCGTTTACGCCGGGAAAAATTTTATTCCCGATCTTAAGATAATGCTCAAGCACCAACACGGCGTCGTAGCTCCTCTGCCTGCTTCAGGTCTTTTTTTGTTACCAGCGCGGGGATCACGCAGGTCTCACCCTCGACCAGGTGTTTCCAGTCGTTTTCGATCGCGATGTTGATCCAGTGACTTTCGGTGCCCCAGTAATATTTTGAAAGGGACTGCCATGTATCTCCCGATACGATCGTATGAGATATCGGTTCGGTGTTCAGATCGAGAATCCTGATCGTGACCCCGGCCGGAACCAGCGGTATGACATTTTGATAGTCCGCTCCCAGTGCCTCGCGGTTGTAGTCGTAGATGATTTTCCACAGCCACCAGTGCCAGTAGAATTTACAGGTGATTTTATAAAGGGTGTCCTGCGCGGTGGTGGTGTAGGTGTGGATAACCGAACAGTACATTATATAACCTCGAAATCATATTCTTTGTCGGACACGAACCGCAGGGTCAATCTTTCGGTGCTGGGCATCCCTTCGGTCTCGGGATGATCGAACGATTCAAACACGACTCGGTCGATTCCGTATTCGGCGGTCTTCGGACACAGGATCACGAGTGATTCTTCGATCTTCCAGATTTTAATGACAGCCTCGAGCTGCGCGAGGACGTCGCTACGTGTCGCTCCCTCGATGATGACGTTGACCATGATGACGTAATCATCAAATCCCAGGAATTCTTTCACGGTCCCGTCGAGTCCGGGGACCGTGGTCTTGACGATGTTCTTCCCGCCGCGAACGTCGACCAGCGGCTCGATAGGGAATACAAAACCGTTGATAGCGAGCGGGGAAACCGCTGGCTGGGGGATGATGCCGCCGCTAACCATTGCCATACCTCAAAAGTTCGTTATGTATCGCCCGCGCCATGACCCTGGCGAGATCATCGATCGTCCCTGTTTTTGTCTGGCCTCCCATGGTAAGTGTCCCGATAAGGTTTGCGACGCTGATGGTGAGCCCTCCGCGCTGGGGTCCTCCGGCTACGGGACCATTCCCCTGGCCAGAAAGAGTGTTCATGGTGTTTTTCATATATGGAGTGACCGCCGGTGTTCGGCGCGCCTCCTGTTCGATGCCGGTATTGAATGTCGTTATAAGCGCACGACCTGAATATGACAGCTTGCTGAATGGGCCTTCCTGGGCATCTGAATGCGGGAGTTTTTTCCCGATCCCATCGCCCATGAGTTTATCGAATGCCGAGGCCAGCCAGGGGGCCTTTTCTTTTATCCCCTCAAAAAAGGTCGAGATCAGTTTCGCGCCGAAGTTTTTAAATTTCGACCAGGCATTTCCGAATATATTGCTTATCCAGTTCCAGAACCCGGTAAAAAATGTTTTTACCGCAGTCCAATGTTTTATCAACATATATGCGCCAGCACCGAGAGCTGCAACACCAACAACAATCCACCCGATTGGACTGGCAATAAATGCGGCATTCCAAAGCCATTGAGCAGCTGCTGCGATTTTTGAGGCACCCGCTGATGCAAGCACTGCAACTTGATGTGCCCCCAATGCGATGGTGTATTTAGCAACACCCGCAGCAAGAGACCCCCAGGCCGTTGTCGAGAGTGCTGCGTTATGAACCCAGTGCGCTGCTGCTGAAAGTTTTGTAGCCGTTGCTGAAGCTATCAATGCAATGCGTTGTCTTATAAGTGAGAGGGCGCTTACATTTGTTGCATTGCCAGCGGCAACCTGAGAAAGAGTATACAATCCATTGATTGCTTTAAGTGTCATCAAACCACCACCTACAAAAACGACTGCTGAACCAACTGCAAACAACACTCCAACCCATTTAGTAAGTTTTGGGTGGGACATGGCAAATTCATTGATGAGACTGATCCCTGATTTTAAAATATCAAAAAAAGGCATAAGTCCTTCACCCATTCCGCCGCCGAAAGTCGATTTTAAATTGTCCCATGAATTTCCCAGGTTAACCAGTTGTGTATCAAGGTTCGCGAGGTTGGCGGCTGCCATCTTTTCCAGGAATTCAGACCCCTTGGCGTTTCTGAGCGCATCGATGTTCGTTCGCAGTTTCCCCGATTTGTCCCAGAGGTTGTCGATGAGCTTCATGGCCTCTTCGCTGCCGAAAGCTTTCACCAGATCGAGTTTTTCAGAAGCGGTCAGAACGTCTCCGAATTTTCCTCGAAGGCGATCAAGAATATCAGCGACAGGTAAAAGCTGGCCCTGCTGGTTGTGAAAGGAAAGCCTGAGCTTCTGAGAGGCTTCTGTCGCTTTACCGATAAACGCCCTGAAACCGGTCCCGGCTTCTCCGGCCTGCATGACGTTCTGCAGTGATCCGAGAACATTGAACTGCTCCGCCATGTCGTATCCGGCAGCGGCAGCAGCGCCTGAAATGCTTTCGATCGCCTGCTGCATTTTCGATCCTTCAGTCTTGTACATCTTCACCGCGAAGGACAATGAATTCCCGATAAGGACTCCGAAGTTACTGTCGCTCATTCCCTCATAAAATTTTTTATTCTGGTTGTAAATCGTTCCGAAAAGAGATGCAAACTGTTTGGTCGATCCTTTTGTCGCGACCGCCGTTTGCGCCACGGTCTCGGTGAACTTCCCGATTTCGGCGTCATTGATCGTCTCGATTCCCGATTTAATGTCATAAGCCGCATCGAGAAACTCGTTACGGGCCACGCCGAAGGTTTCGCTCGACTTGACCGCCGATTTTGTGATAGACGCGATAGCCGAATCGCCAAGGTCAAGCGACCGAAGATTGGCCTGCATTTTCGACGTTTCCCGGTTCGCATCAAGGAGGGTCTTGGTAAAATACGTCATCCCGGCCCCGGCCGCCATCATGCCACCGCCGATTTTCAACGATTTCATGCTGTTCTCGAACTTTTTCATGCCGCCGTCAAGTTCACCGAACTTTGACTTCAGCTTTTCTGCGTTCGAAGTGATACGGTCAAAAGGCGCGGTGATCGCGTCTTTGAGCGTCAGGGCGGTCCCAAGTTTGTATACTGCGTCCAATCACTTCCCTCCGAATAGTGCCGCGATGAGCTCGGCAATTTTCTGCATCTCGCGATGTTCGAGATACACCGCGTCGACCCTGAGCCTGACCTGGTCTTCGAAGGAGAGGTTGTCGTAATCAACCAGCGGGAAATATTTCCTCGCCAGCGCGATCTCCCCGGCCCCCAGGTCAAGCTCGTTGCGCCGCTCGCTTACAACTTTTTTGCCGTCGTGTCCTGCGCCGCACCATATTCTTTAATCAGCCGATCAGAGATAGGAACGACGATCCCGGCCTTCTCCTCAAGAATTCCGTTGAACACATCAAGCTTCGGATACAGGAGACAGGACAGCACCAGCTGCCTGTTCTTATCCATGTTGTCCGCGAGTCGATTTGCCACCTTCACGTCATCCTGGTTCGGAACCTTGCAGATGATGTCGATCGGGTCATCGGCGAGAGAGACCAGTATGACGTTTTTATGGTCCTCTTTCCACCTCGCGATCTGATCGGCCATTTCGAGAAGTTGATCCGGTGAAATACGATGATTTTCCATGTCCTTACACTCCTATTGGGGTTTCGACCGGCATGACCAGGTTCTCGAAGTCGATGTCCCTGGTGAACTTCGTGTCGTCCTGTTTCTTTTTCATGCCGACCTTTTTGATCTTTACCGCGGGGTATTTCGTTTTAATTTTTTCCCCGTTTTTCTTTTCGAGCAGTCCCACGATCGGGAACGGCGGCAGGTCGGTCAGGTCATTCAGCCCCGCGTCGACGGCGGCCTTCTGTAATACAGCGTATTCCTCTTCGGTGATGGTCAGCTTACCCGAAGATTTTTTATTGCCGGTCCCGAATCCGATCGGCGTGTCGCCCTTGCCATATACTGACTCGACCTTTTTTTCGATATCGCAATCAATTGAATCGATACCGATAAGGGTCCGTCCATTGACCGTGGCGGTGTAATCCTTCCAGGAATAAACTTGATTTTCTCCGCTCATCTCATCCTCCTCCTCTTATGATTCTCTGGTATAGCCGACGTCGACCGTGATCGTCTCCATGGTGCCTTTCGGCTGGATGTCGATCGATCCGGTCACGGCTTTCGTCGAGGCATTGAAAGTCAGCCGCGTCGTGTGTCCCTTGATTTCCTTTTTCGCCGGGTCCTCCATCGCCTGGGAAATCGCGAGATCGATTTCGGCGATGAGCGAATCGACGCCGCTGTCGGAGCCTTCGGCGTCGGCGTTGACGAACGGCATGATCTTCGAATACGCCAGGCGTCGCACCTTGTCTGCAGGGCGCAGATCATGGATGGTCTGGTAATCCGACGTGCTCGGTCCCATCAGGTGGTCCTTCTTGATGTAAATGCCGTCCCAGTTCGGGTATTGCACCGCAAGGATCACGTTCGCGCCGTCAAGATCATTGATGAAGTCCTGGATTTCGGTCCAGTGACGTATCTCTTTCCCGGTCAGCGATTTGAACGCGTTGACCCATCCTGGATGGATGTTCGTCCTGCAGCGGGAAAGGTTCGCGCACAGTAAAATCGCAGCGCTCCGGTAAACGGAGTCGTCGCCGTACCTGATATACCCGCCGACGACTGAAATGCGTTTTTCCTGGAAGAGCCTGTATTCATCGAGCATCGTCTGAAGATAGGCGTCGACGTCGCCCGAAGCATACGCGGGATATTCCAGGATGAAGTTCACAAATATTCTCGCGGTTTCGAAATCGGCCAGCGTTGATTTCACCGACTCCCAGAATGTCCGCGCGAAACCGCCCACGATATGAATAAACGTGTACGCGCAGGATGCCGGATTGTATGCGGCGCGCACGGCGTCAATAGCGTCGATGAAGTCCGCCGCAGCCGCGTTCGGTGCCGTTGTGGCGAAGGTGTATTCCTCGCCGGCGGCGAAGGTCCCGGTGCCGAAGGAGATGGTAACCCCATCGGTAAGCACGATCGA